TAGAAGAAGTAGTAAAATTAGCTACCGACAACTACGGCCGAACAGCACAAGTTGAGGTAATGCCTGAATCTACTATGGCTTACGATCACATATATTTCGGTCTGCAGCAATTAGTAACACACGAACAGCTTAGTCTGCTATTTGAACGAGACGCAAGCTATCAGCAAGATATTAAAAAATTACGAGAAGAAGTACTATACAAAGTAACGGAAATTATAGACCAAGTTATCATAGACAATGAATCGAAAGTAGGTTAATTTGGATACAAGTGCAGTAGTCTTAAACAAACTACTAGCAGAGCAAAACCTAGAATTATGGGCACGGCTCAAACTAGTATTTTTAGACCCTGCGTACAGCTCTCTTTACAGTGCAATCAATAAACATTACGAAAAGTACCATCAAGTACCAAGTTTTGATGATTTAGCATTAACATTAAGGGAGGGACCAGCGTCTAAGACGTTAGCTACTCTCCGCTTAACGGAAGTTCCTGACGTTAGTGCAGAAATAGCATTAGATGCTTTAATAGATCAATATACACAAAACGAAACTGTAAAATTATTAGACAAATTTGTAGATAAACTACCACTATACGACACTAATGAAATAAAGGAGAACTTGTCTACTATAGCTATGACTATAGAAGAAAAGACACATACCAGTGAAAAAGTATTTACTATGGCTGATATGATGTTATTTCGTCACCCAGATGATTTGGAGAAAGAGCGTGTTTACTTGGGACTTAATAATACTTTTGATGCTGTACTTGGCGGTGTGGCTAGACAAGAACTCATACTCATCGGCGGTAAACGAGGCAGCGGCAAAAGTATTACTAGTAGTAATATTTTTGTTAATCAGTATGAGAATGGGAATAGTTCTATATACTTCTCAATTGAGATGACTGCTTATGAGGTTATGGAACGTAATCTCAGCATATTAGCAAACGTAGATTTACAGCGGCTAAAACAGAATAAACTAACTGATAATGAAGTATTAAATGTTGTAAAAGCTAGAGCAGGTATGTTTCAGGAATCTGATCAAACTGTATTAGACTTTTTACGTCATCGTGATAGATTTAAGTTTGAAGAACAACTAGTGCGTAATCATCAATTAAAACAAGATAATCAAATGATTATAGTTGATGACAGAGATTTAACTATTAGTAGTATTGACCTACATATTGGCAAGGCTAAAGCTAAATTTGGTGATAAGTTGCAAGTTGTAGTAGTAGATTACTTAAATCAAATTGTAATTGAAGGCGCAGATATGTATGACTGGAAGCCTCAAATTGAAGTGTCAAAAAAGCTAAAGAATTTAGCTAGAAAGTATGAGATTGTGTTAGTAAGCCCTTATCAAATTGACGCAACTGGTGAAGCACGTTTTGCCAAAGGTATCTTAGATGCCGCAGATATTGCACTAGTAATGGAGGCACATGATAAGAGTAGTAATGCTATTAGTTTTGAAACTACTAAAATTCGTGGAGGAAAAGAGATGAAATTTACCAGCCCAATAGACTGGGAAACTCTTAGAATTAGTCCACAAAGCATAGACAAACCACAAGAAAAAGAAACCATCAAAAAAGCTGGAAAAAAGAAAGACCTTAAACAAGACGACACAGCAGCAGATTTACCTTGGGATACATAAGTGAGTGATCCAATCCTAGAACTACTACAAAAGAATGGCTTAGCTTATAATGTAAGCGGGCGAGACTACTTAATCAAATGCTTGAATCCAGAACATGAAGATAATAATCCTAGTTTTCGAATCGATCGTGTTAGTGGTGCTGCCCATTGCTTTAGTTGTGGGTTTAAAACTAACATCTTTAAATATTTTGGGGTCTTTACTAATCCTGTGCCACTTAGGATTGCTAATCTCAAGAAGAAACTACAAGAACTCAGTGCAAGCCAAGAGATCGCCATTCCACTAGGGCATACTCCCTGGACAAAACCATTTCGTGGCATTAGTGCTAGTACACTAAAACATTTTAATGCTTTTTATACAAATCAAGTAGAAAAACTACAAGATCGTATTGTATTTCCTATACAAGATGTTACTAATAGAATTAAAGTATTTGTTGGTAGACATACACTTAGTAATGTAAATCCTAGATATATAAATTATCCTAGTGGAGTACAACTACCACTATTTCCTAGTTACCTAGAAGCACCTAGTCGCAGTATAGTTTTAGTAGAAGGCGTGTTTGATATGCTTAATCTTTATGATAAAGGAATTAAAAATGCGGTCTGCTGTTTTGGCACAAATACACTGCAAAATAGTGCAAAACAAAAACTACTGCCATTTAAGGCACAAGGTGTTACAAATATATACATCTTATTTGACGGCGATGAAGCAGGCGAAAAAGCAGCGCGTCAACTCAAGCCAACCTTAGAAGAAGATGACTTTATAGTAGAAATAATGAAGCTGCCAGATGGTGTTGATCCTGGTGAATTAGATCAAAGCGACGTAACAAGCATAAAAGAGTATATTCAATGAAAATTGCTGTAATTGATAAAGCCCCTAACAGAACCAGATATAAAGATTACTTTCAGTTTGACTTTGAGCATTTTCACATGAGTTCAAAGCCAATTACTAAATTGCTGAAAAAAGACGTTGATCTTGATATAGATACCGATCTCTATGACCTAGTGATCTTGGTAGGCGCAGAAGCGGCTAAAGAATATGCCAAAATTACTAGTGTTACTAATTATGCCGGTCAACTAGTAAATGAAAAGTTTATACCTATTAGTAATCCTGCAATGCTCGCATTTAAGCCAGAGGGAAAACCAGATTTTGAGCGTGCTCTAGACAAAATACATAAACATATTAATGGTGAAGTTAGGGGTGTTAAGCAGGGTGATTTTGCTGGTATTGATGATGAAGAACAGGCACGTGCCTTCTTCCAAGAAGTCTTAGAAAATGCACAAGGTATAGTAGCTATAGACACAGAAACTACAGGCCTATATCCACGCGATGGATATGTATTAGGCATTAGCATGAGCTACAAACCAAATCACGGCAGATATATTAGCTGTGATTGTATTGGTGAAAGTACATTTGAATTATTAAAAGAAATTTGCAGCCGTTTTACTATAGTCTTTCATAACATGAAATTTGACTATAAAATGCTGAAATATCACCTGGGCCTAGACTTTGACCGTACACGAGTACACGACACAATGGTTATGCACTATGTGCTTGATGAAACTGATGGTCATGGCCTAAAAGACCTAGCACTAAAATATACCGATTATGGTGACTATGACGCTAAACTGGATGAATTTAAGCGAGAGTACTGTCGTCAACACGGTATGCTCAACGAGAACTTTACCTACGACCTAATTCCATTTGATATTATCAGCGAATATGCTGCAATTGACACAGCAGTTACACTAGAGCTGTTTAACAAGTTTTGGCCGATTGTTCAAAAGAACGCTAACCTACATAAAGTGTACACAGAAATATTAATCCCAGGCACACTATTCTTAATGGACATGGAAGAAGTAGGCATACCTATTAGTCGTGAGCGTATGCAACTAGCAGATACTTACCTAACTACCAAGATTGAAGAAGCTAAACAGCATATTTATACTTTTGACGAAGTAAAGAAATTTGAGATAGCTAACTGCAAGATGTTTAACCCTAACAGTGTTATGCAACTGCGTAGCATACTATTTGACTATGTAGGCTTAACGCCAACTGGCAAGAAAACTAGTACAGGTGCTATTAGCACAGATGCAGAAGTCCTAGAGCAATTAAGTGAAGAACATGAACTTCCTAAAGCGATCTTACAAGTACGTAAATTATCCAAAATCCAAAACACATATATACACAAGATACTTCCTGAGCTTGATAGGGATGATAGGATTCGTACTAATTTTAATCTTATCTTTACCACTAGTGGTCGTCTTTCTAGTAGTGGGAAGTTTAATGCACAACAAATACCAAGAGACGACCCTATTATCAAAGGGTGTATCAAAGCTCCGCAGGGCTATAAAATCGTTTCGCAAGACTTAAGAACTGCTGAAATGTATTATGCGGCAGTGCTGTCGGGGGACAAGAACCTACAAAAAGTGTTTACCGATGGCGGTGACTTTCACAGTAGTATTGCTAAAATGGTGTTTGACTTACCATGCCCAGTTGATCAGGTAAAGAAACTGTACCCAGATATGCGTCAAAGTGCTAAGGCTATTAGCTTTGGTATTCTATATGGATCGGGAGCAGATAAGGTTAGTGTTACAGTTACTAAAGCAACAGGTCAGCATTACCCAGTAGATCGTGCCCGTGATGATATTAAACAATATTTTACGACTTTCAAAAAACTTAAACAGTGGTTAGATACCCGCAAAGACTTTATTCAACAAAATGGATATACTTACTCGTTTTTTGGCCGAAAAAGACGGCTTCCTAATGTATTCAGCAGTGACAAAGGAATCGCAGCCCACGAAGTACGAAGTGGTATTAATTCAGAAATCCAATCGCTGGCAAGTGACGTTAACCTACTCGGAGCTATTGGAACTGCAAGAGAAATTGTTGAGCGCGGACTTGACGCAAGAATCTTCATGCTTGTCCATGACTCAATCGTGGCACTTGTTAAGACCGAGCACGTAGAACAGTATTGTGAAATATTGCGTAGTAATACTCAATATAACTGGGGCTGCAATATTAGTGGCTTTCCTATTGGCGTAGATCAAGACATTGGAGATGACTATAGCTTTGGACACTTTGAGGAAACCTATAGAACTGACGGCGATAGTTTGGCCCGTATTTAGACTAGGAGAACGTGAGCCGCAGCAGTTAGGCGGCTTAATATTCTTTCGTAAAGAATATGTAGATCAAGATACAGTTGTATACAGTGATAACTATCGCGTAGTAGATGATAAGAATATAGCTAAGCCTACACTAGGGTTGCGCAGACTGCAAATTGGCGACAGCTTATATCCTATAGGCACAGCTATCTACTTCTTACAAGACGTAATAAAATTAGCAAAAAGTACTACATGGTTTATAGACAGCCACGGACAACTATTTCAACATAAAAAAACCAGGCGCGCCAAGCTGCAAACACACAGGCTAAAACAAGTTTTCCCGATTCAGGGCATTGGGTGTGTTTTAGAGGTTGAGGGTCTGGCAGAACGCTTTAAAAGCCTACAAGTACCACAAGACGACGAACTATATGCAGGTATACTTAGCTATAGTGGAAGAAACTTATTATATGGATTTTACAGTGAGCCAATTAAACCTACTTGGAGAAAAGTGTGAAAGCTATTATTAGCAACAGAATCTACATGGATAATCCAGGTAGTGCTGCTAGTAAATTTATTATGAATACACTTACCTATAAAATTCATAAAAATACTGGATCAAAAAAGTTTGTTAGTGTAGAAACTATTAAAAACTATAAAACTTATACTGGTGGCATGATTAGTGTGCCGCAAGGCAGATTAGACTTAATACCAGACGGTTATAACATAGTAGATAAGCGCGTTAACAATCCTGTGCCGTTTCCTACAGCTAGATATGAGCTTAGACCAGATCAACAAGAGATATATGATCAAGTTACAGATACCTGCTTTATTAATGCACTAGTAGGTTGGGGTAAAACATTTACTGCACTACACATTGCTCGCAAGTGGGGTCAAAAAACACTAGTAGTAACACATACTACAGCACTACGAGATCAGTGGCATGAAGAAATTGAAGCACTATTTGGTATTAGCCCGGGTATTATAGGCAGTGGTAATTTTGACGTAGAAGATCACTTTATTGTGGTAGGCAATGTACAAAGCATAGTAAAAAATCTAGCTAAGATTAACAAAGAATTTGGTACAATAATCTTAGATGAAGCTCACCACTGTCCTGCTACAACATTTAGTCAAACTATAGACAGCTTTCATGCTAGGTATAGACTGGCGCTTAGTGGTACAATGCAGCGTAAAGATGGTAAGCACGTACTATTTCAAGATTATTTTGGCGCAACAGTATTTAAGCCGGAACAAGCTAATACTATTAATCCAGTAGTACACCTAGTAAAAAGTAATATTTCCTTAAAACACAATGTACCTTGGGTAGAAAAAATTAATGAACTAACGCAAAGCGATTATTACAGAAAGTTTATTAGTGCCCTTGCTACTTATCACATACAACATGGTCATAGTGTACTAGTAGTAGCAGATCGTGTAGAATTTTTGGAGAAAGTAAAAGAATATGTTGGAGAAACGTGTTTGTTGGTTACTGGCGACACCAGCTTTGAAGAACGGCAATATGCTAAAGAGCAAATCCTCAGCAAAGCAAAAATGTGCATTGCTGGTAGCCGTCAAATCTTCAGTGAAGGAATCTCAATCAACATACTCAGCTGCGTTATCCTAGCAGTACCAATGAGTAATGATAGTTTACTAGAACAAATTGTTGGTAGAATTATGCGGCCACATCCTGGCAAACTAAATCCAATAGTAGTAGATATTCAATTTAGCGGTTGGGCTGACAAAAAGCAGAATACTGATAGGCTAGGCCTTTATATGAAAAAAGGCTGGGAGACCATATCGGTATAGAAATTTTAACTTGTAGTAGTTGGTCTACTGTGTTATAATATATGATGAATCAAAGAAAAAGTTTTCGTTTCAACCTTAGCAAATTAGAGCAACAGGCTAAAGGTGATGCAATAAAATTAGTTCAGCTGTTGGAGGATTATTACAAAGGCTTTCACATTGGACTAGGTGGAGGTAGTAGTTTTTTAACTAGTCCTGGACAACTTTTCTTTGATCGTAACACAGATATACTATTTAAATCGCAGTATATACAGCTAGCGGCACGTAGAAGTTATCAGCAATACAAAGATTTAGGTTACATTTATCTAGACTTAAGTTATTATCCAGACCTAAAAATTGACGCAATAAAATACAATCCGCTATTAACAATTACAGAAAACAAATTATATTTTAAATACGAGGAATAAATGGCACTTAGTTTTAAACAAACAAAAGGCAAAGCAGCTACAAATAAAGTAGAAACTTATGAATACAAAGACGGTGAAAATACTGTCAGATTAGTTGGCGGAGTTTTGCCACGTTATATTTACTGGACTAAGGGCACTAATAACAAGGATATTCCTATCGAGTGCTTGGCCTTTAGCCGTGAAAAAGAGAAGTTTGACAATCTAGAAAAGGATCATGTACCCGATTACTATCCTGATTTAAAATGCAGCTGGAGCTACTCAATTAACTGTATCGACCCTAAAGATGGCAGGGTCAAAGCACTAAATCTTAAAAAGAAGTTGTTTGAGCAAATTCTTACAGCAGCAGAAGATTTAGGTGATCCTACAGATTATGATACAGGTTGGGACGTAGTATTTAAGCGAAATAAAACTGGCCCACTTGCATTTAATGTTGAATATACACTACAAGTATTACGTTGCAAGACACGTGCCCTTAGCGACACTGAAAGAGCAGCAGCCGATAGTGCACAAAACATTGATGAAAAGTTTCCAAGACCTACAGCAGATGAAGTTAAAGCTCTTCTAGAGAAACTTACCACAGCTAGTACTGATGGTGATGATCTAGACGAAAGTCAAGCTGAAGCTATCAAAGAATTAGGTTAACATGTGGCCCAGTAATTTCGGTTACTGGGCCATTCTATTTGGAACTACAATGAAAGTACTATTTACAGCAGATATACATATAAAGTTAGGACAGAAGAATGTACCGCAAGATTGGGCTAGAAATAGATACAATTTATTGTGGCAACAACTAGCAGAACAGCAAAGTAAAGCCGACTTATTTGTTATAGGCGGCGACGTATTCGATAAATTGCCTAGCATGGAAGAGTTGGAGATTTACTTTGATTTAATAGGTCAGTGTAATGTCAATACAATCATCTATAGCGGCAATCACGAAGCAGTAAAAAAATCTACAACGTTTATGACTAATTTAGCCAAGGCTACTAATCGTATGAATCGCAAGGTGATTATAGTAGACGACTTTTACAGTGACTATGGTATTGAATTTGTACCGTACAATAAGCTAAAAGAATTTGAACAAAGTAATCCTTGGCCTGAAGGTGGTAGCATACTATGCACACATGTTCGTGGTGCAATACCGCCACATGTAACACCTGAAGTAGATTTAAGTATATTTAAACAATGGGATATAGTATTAGCCGGAGACCTACATAGCTATGAAAATTGTCAACACAATATTCTTTATCCTGGCAGCCCTGTTACTACCAGTTTTCACCGCCATCCTGTTGATACTGGTATAATCTTACTAGATACTGATACACTAAAACATAATTGGATTAAGCTAGAATTACCTCAGTTGATAAGAAAAACTGTTGGAGTAAACGACCCTAAACCGCCAACACCGTATCACCATACAATTTATCAAGTTGAGGGCGACTTGCAGGAATTAGGTGAGCTAGAGGATAGTGAGCTAATTGATCGTA